GTTGAATGAGATAGCAACAACACACAAGTGAGCTTTCGAGGAAACATCTTACAGCACCGCCTCGGTTTCCGAGATGATAACAACAACAAAAATCATGTCAAGACTTTTTTGACAACAACTTTCACCTGCATTATAAATAACTTATGAGCGAAGAAGTTACGAAAGAGAAGAATAAAGGTGGAAGACCATCAAAATATAGCCAAGAACTCGCAGATGAGATTTGTAGCAGGCTATCCAAAGGAGAAACACTGCGAAAAATGGTGCTGGATGATCATATGCCAGACGCTTCGCAGATATACAGGTGGCTTGATAGCAATGAAGAGTTTCGCAATCAATACGCACAGGCGCGTGTTCGTCAAGCCGACTATTACGCAGAGATGATCATCGACGAATCATTCGGAGCGCATGATGCTGCAATCGGCAGGTTACGCATGGACGCTCTGAAATGGGCATCCAGCAAGATCGCTCCCAAGAAGTATGGCGACAAGATCGAGCTTGAGTCTAACAGCAACCAGAATCTGACGCTATCGTTCAACATTCCTAATCGCGGGAATGAGCGTGAAATTATTGAACTTGAAGATGCTGAACGCTTAACGCTGGAACAGGGCGAGAAGTAGTCAATTATCTACTACACAGATTATATGAAGTTATCAACTGAAACCGCAGCGGAAACGCTTGCTGACAAACCATATACAATGGAAATTGAGGATGAGATTGATAGCCTAAAAACCACCATCAAGGCACTTCGTCGCAATGCTGCGGAGGATAATTGCTACATTGACGCTCTGGAGGAGGCTATCAAGGATGCAAGGATTGCTTTTTATGCTGGCGCATCAGCATCGGATGTGTATAACGCACTAACACGCACAGAGATCAAAACTAAATAACATGAGATTCCACATATTAGGATTACCGCACACAGTTACCAGCAAGGAGTTTAACGCCTGCGCTTACACGCAAAAGGTCGTGAAGTTCGGAAAAGCTATGACAGAGCGAGGCCATGAAGTGATCCACTACGGACATGAAGATTCCGACCTTATCTGCACGGAACACGTCTCTGTGCTGACCAACGATGACTTCAAGAAGTCCTACGGGACGCATGACTGGCGCAAGACGTTCTTCAAGTTCGACATGAATGACCATGCGTATCGGTCATTCTTCGCCAATGCCATCCGTGAAGTAGGCAAGCGCAAGCGCAAGCATGACTTTATCCTGCCGTTCTGGGGTTCTGGTGTCCGTCCAGTATGTGACGCTCATCCAGACCTTATCTGCGTTGAACCGGGCATTGGCTACGCAGGGGGTCACTGGGCGCGTTGGAAGGTATGGGAGAGCTATGCCATCTATCACGCTTATTGTGGCCTACAGAGCGTTGGATCGTGCCGACAAGACTGGTATGATGTCGTCATCCCGAATTACTTTGATGTCGATGATTTCGACTTCAATAGCGCGAAGGAGGATTACTTCCTCTACCTTGGCAGGGTCTACTCTGGTAAGGGGGTGGATGTCGCTATACAGGCAACAGAACGCGCAGGAGTCAAACTGGTCATCGCTGGGCAGAAGGAAGAAGGATACAAGCTGCCTTCGCACGTCGAGTATGTAGGCTACGCAGACGTTCCTACGCGCAAGAAGCTCATGGCAGGCGCAAGAGCATCCTTTCTGCCATCGATGTATGTTGAGCCATTCGGTGGTGTCCAGATCGAGAACCTGCTGTCTGGCACTCCAACCATCACCACTGACTGGGGTAGCTTCGCGGAAAACAACCTGCATGGTATCACTGGCTATCGCTGCCGCACGATGGGTGACTTCGTAGATGCGGTCGAAAATATCGACTGCATCAACCCGTATGACTGCCGCAAGTTTGGCGAGAACTTTACCTTGGAGCGGGTCGCACCAATGTATGAAAAGTATTTCAGCGATGTTCTGGATGTCTACGAAGGCAAAGGATGGTATGCAGACGGCAACGGCATCGATGCCATGACGAGGTTCTATCCAAGCATTATATGAGCGACTACACATTTGAATCGGCATACTGGGGCGACTGCTGCAATACCTTCGACGAGGATCAGAAGCACTATGTCTACGCTCGCTACATGGGCTTGAAGCAGGTTGGCTACTCGTTTGATGTAGGTGGCGCGAGGATCATTGACATTGGAGGTGGGCCTACATCGATGTTGCTCAAGACGACTAACCTTGCGCCTCGCTCGCTTGTAGTTGACCCGTTGCATTATCCAAATTGGACATATGACAGGTATTCCGCGAAGGGTATTGATTCATTGGTTGTGCGTGGTGAAGACATCTTTGAGCAGGGATACGACGAGTGCTGGATTTACAACTGTCTTCAGCATACAGATGACCCTGAACGTATCATAGAAAACGCATTAAACGCAGCAAAGACAATACGATTGTTTGAGTGGGTTGACATCCCAGCGCATGATGGTCATCCAATTGAGTTGACAAAGGAGAAGCTGGATGCATGGATCGGCAAGGAAGGTCAGACGATTCAGCTTGCGGAGTCAGGATGTTTTGGTAAAGCATACTTCAACACATACACACATGAGTAATACAACACCATACCAGCAGTTCGTGAATTCAATCGTCAAGCCCGGAGCGGAGATCGTTCGGCAGTTGACACCACAGCAAGCGCATATGTTGCACATGGCAGTAGGAGTATCTGGAGAGGCAGGAGAGCTTCTTGATGCCGTCAAGAAGCATTGCGTCTACCAGAAGCAGATTGACATTGGCAACATCGTTGAGGAGGCGGGAGACATTCTGTTTTATCTGACTGGCCTACTGAATGAGCTTGACTTGTCGCTTGAAGATTGCATTAACGCCAATAAGGAGAAGTTAAGCAGACGTTATGCAAGCGGGAGCTACAGCAACGAGCAGGCTATTGCGAGGGCAGACAAGGTTGAGGAAGTCAAGCAAGAAAAAACTATTCCCGACATTGAGTCTGACTTTGATGACGTGAAGATCGAGCGAGTAGCCTGCAACCTCGGTGAAGAGTGTGAGTCATGCCAATGAAAACTATATTGCTTGCATCCTGCTTGGCCTTGTGCGCGTGTGGAACTGCAAAGGAAACATACACGGAGAAAAGAACCTTGACATATCCGAAAGGCACTACTCCGAACTTGAAGGAAATGTATTTGAAGGAAGGCAAGGCTCCAAGTGCTGCCTCTGTGGTTGAGAATAATACCTACACTGGAGTTCCAGATTCAGCGGTTGCATACAATGATTCCGACTTGCTTCCGAGCGATTCATTAGAGGATGAGAACGAGCGGTTGCGATTGCTGGCGGTAAATAAAATCTTGAGAGGAATGCAATGAGCGACTGGGATCAATACGCTCTTGGCATTGCCGAGGTAGTAGCGAAGAAGAGCAAAGACCCGTGGAGGCAGGTTGGTGCTGTGTTGTTGAGGCATGACAACACGATTGCGGCTTGTGGCTACAATGGATTTCCAGCGCACATGGTTGAGGACTGGTCAGATCGTGAGCGCAGGAGGAACTATGTAGTCCATGCGGAGCAGAACGCATTGCGTCATGTCAAGCCAAATGAATGTCGCTTGATTGCGTCTACGACATTGCCATGCAATAATTGTTTAAAATCTCTTGCATCGTATGGTATCAGGCGTATCGTCTACAGAGAAACCTATCCAACGGATGAATCGACAGTTCTTCTCGCGGCAGATTTCGGAATAGAATTAATAAATATATGAATAAAACACCAGAGACGGATGACCTTGCTCGCGGCAACCATGTCGTTCCTACAGAGTGGGCAGAGCAATTGGAACGCGAACGCAACGAGGCGAAAGCAAAATACGACATACTTGCAGTGGAGAATATGCTGGAGGTTCATAAAATTTGCAAAGAGCGTGACGAATGGGCGGCAATGTGTGGTCGATACAAACAAGAACGCGACGAGGCGAGGGATATTATTAGAAAAGCAAAAGCAAAATTTTGCGAAGATGGGGAAGATGGTAAGATAGCTTCTGAAATGTTTTCAATCCTTATAGGAAATATATGAAAAAATCCGAACTATGGGCTAAATATGTTGATAAAAATCCATCGTTTGATGGGTTGGGAACAGTAACGATGTCAGCAAGAGGATTGCGTAAGATGTTTAACCAGACTTGGGACATTGCGTTTGAAGCTGGATTTAACCAAGAGTTTGAGGATGACGAGAATGAAGATGATTATCCAGAACCAATTAGGAATAGCGAATCTGCAATAAACATCTTCGATACGATATTCGGAAAACGATGAATTCACTTGAACAATACATTGAATATGAAAAACTTGATCCAGTTAAAGCGATGAACGCATTACAAGATCACGGAATAATCAGTGACAACTGCATTGAAGCAAAAGATGTTGTTGACTCTGGAGTTGCAATAACTTGGTTAGATCAGAACTTTTTTAAACTATGAGCGGAGGACATTGGGATTATATTCAATATAAGCTGGAAGATATTGCTGATGAGATTGAGAGGATTGTTCAAGAGAACGATTCTAATGAGGTCAACGAGTGGGGAGATCGTATTGGAAAGAATTATAAGGAAGAAACGCTTTACGAGTTTATGCTTGGCGTGACTTTCATTCTTACTGCTGCAACATACATTCGGAGGATTGATTACTTGCTGTCTGGCGACGATGGCGAGGATTCGTTTCATGCGAGGCTAAACAAGGACATGGGATATGAAGAAGAAGAGGAAGAATCTTAAAACATATTTTCCCGGCAAGGACTGCAAGTGCCATGCGTATGACGCTGGCGAGTGCGGATGTCCTGCTGACTGGACTCCAGCGGAGGTTTACAAACTTCGATATGAGAACGAGGATTTGAAATCACTTTGCAAGGAGTTCTTGGATATTCTGAATATCGTTGAGGTAAGCGATAGCGAAAGAGAGTTTCATCCAACGCGAATTACTTCATGCAGGGTGCAGGATGGAGTAAGGATAAACAAGATTCTTGCACATATCTGTCGAATTGTGACAGATTCTTGCAAAAAGTGACAATGAAAACGAGTTTTTGGGATCATAGCGGGAAACCATCTGTTTTTGTTGTGAA